AGCAATGAAAGCCTTGCAGCAACGCTGTGGGGTGACCGCAGATGGAGCCTTTGGTCCCAATACTGCAAGGGCAATCGTCGAGCATTACGAGTTATCACCAGAACGCGGGGCGCATTTGCTGGGTCAATCGGCGCATGAGAGTGGTTACTTCAAGCAGACAGAGGAAAACCTAAACTATTCAGAAGACGCATTGAACCGTGTGTTTCGTCGTTACTTTGGAGAGGGAAAAGAGGATGCATCTAAGTATGCTCGAAACCCTCAGAAGATTGCTAACTATGTGTACATGGATGAGCATCGATCAAAAAAGGGTGCGCTCGGAAATATTGAGGAAAATGACGGCTGGGCGTTCCGAGGCCGAGGATTTTTACAATGCACTGGGCGTTCCAACTACCGAAAGTTTGCATCGGAAATGCGTTTGCCTGATGTTATGAAAGACCCTGATCTTGTAGCTACAGAGTATGCTTTTGAAAGCGCATACTGGTTTTTTAAGCGCAATGGACTTTTTAATATTGCAGACAAAGGCGTCAATGACGAGGTAATTACAGAGGTAACTCGCAGGGTAAACGGCGGGACTCACGGCTTAGATGACCGCTTAGAAAAAACCAAAAAGATATATGAATGGATTAGGAGAACGTAATGCCGACAATTATGATTAGCATTCTTCCAGATGGAATGCCTGTGGACAAGATGGAAGAAACAGAAGAAGGCAACAGTTGTCCGCTTCCAACGCAAGACCCTGAATTAAATGACATGAATCGAGAAGTAGCGATTGATGAATATAATTACGGTGCGGCTATTGGTGAGGAAGAGTGCGGCACTTGTAGTTCCTATAACCAAACGGAAGACATGTTGGAGTGCATCGGAGATAGCTCGGGTGAACTTGGCTATTGCCAACTGCTTAAATTTACATGTATGAAAGAGAATGTATGTGATGCATGGGCTGAAGGTGGTCCGCTTACATCCGATTTACAAGAGGAATATAAGGACAACCTATAATGGATGTTGTCGATTTGGCAAAACACCTGTATAAGAAAATTGAAGAGCGGCAAAAAGATATTGGAGCGGCTCTTTCTCACGGTTCTGTAAAAGACTGGGAGCAGTATAAAATGTCTGTAGGGGAGATACGGGGCCTCGCTTACGCTAGAGAAGAAATCAAGACCCTGCTGGAGAGAAACGTAGACGATGTCGAAGACTTTATATCTTCCTGACCATGTCGCGCAGAAAATGAACAAAGAGAAAGACGCTGCTAAAGCTGAAGTCTCTGGTGTTGCAGTTGACAGCGCATATGTAAATGCACAGGACCGCGTACTAGATCCATCCCTTTTAGAAAAACCGTTACTCGAACGATTGCCGCAACCAACTGGTTGGCGGCTTTTAGTTATGCCGTATCAAGGTAAGGCTAAAACTTCGAGTGGCCTATACATCCCTGACGAAGTTCGAGAACGAGAGTCGATTGCTACGGTAGTCGCGTACGTTCTGAAGTTAGGGCCGTTGGCATATAAGGATCCGAACAAGTTTGGACCCGACGAAGCACCTTGGTGTGAAGAAGGCCAATGGGTTTGCATAGGCAGGTACTCAGGTTCTCGTTTTAAAATCGACGGCGGTGAGGTCCGCATCATCAACGATGATGAGGTTATTGCTACGATTTTAGAGCCAGACGATGTAAAACAAGTATAGGGCAGGATTATGGCTGAAGAAAAGCAAGAGATTGAAGAACAAGAAGTTGTTCTAGAAGAACAGCAAGAGGAATCTAAGTCGGAAGAAAAGGCGCAAGTAGCCTCGGCTGAAGGCGAAGGTGAACTTGAAGAATACGGTGAGAAAGTACAAAAGCGTATTAAAAAACTCACTGAGCGTTATCGCAATGAACAACGAGACCGTGAAGAAGCGGTACGAATGGCGCAAAAGCTATTGGATGAAAACAATAAGCTGAAAGGCCGAGTTCAACAGTTAGACAGTGGGTACTTAAACGAGTACGGTAACCGACTGACAACGCAAGAAGACGCAGCAAAACGGGCGTATAAACAGGCATATGAGTCTGGAGATTCCGACGCAATGCTTGCTGCTCAAGAGCAAATTGCTCAGATTGCAATTGACAAACAACGGTATGGCGCGGCGAAAACTCGGGTTGAACAACAGCAAAGAATGCAGGTTCAACAGCAAGCGCAGCCGCAACAACAAGCCCCTGCTCAACAGGCTCAAACCCCTGTAAAGGTTGATCCAAAGGCAAAAACATGGGCAGAAAAGAATGAGTGGTTTGGGAATGATGAGATCATGACCACTGCGGCATTCACAATACATCGTAGACTTGTCGAAGAAGAGGGGTTTGACCCGAACACCGATGAGTATTATACTGAAATAGATGGTCGTATTCGTTCGGAGTTTCCGCACAAGTTTAATACGGCTAAGAAATCGGGTGGAAATCAGGTCGCTTCTGCTGGTAATTCCGCATCCCGCACTAACAAACAGGGGCGCAGGTCGGTCAAGTTATCGCACTCACAAGTAGCGATTGCGAGAAAACTGGGCGTACCTCTCGAAGAATACGCCAAGTATGTAAAGGATTGAGATCATGGCTGACACAAGAGCACCGCGCAAAAGCGCAACACGCGAAACTGAAACGCGCAGAAAACCATGGGCACCGCCCAGTCACTTAGCCGCACCTCCCGCACCTGAAGGGTTTGTGCATCGTTGGATTCGAGTCGCAATGCGCGGCGAAGAAGACAAGATGAACGTAAACTCCAAGTTGCGTGAAGGTTGGGAACCCGTCCGTAAAGACGAGTACCCAGACTACGAGGCTCCAACTATCGACGATGGTCGGTACGAGGGCGTCATCGGTCAAGGTGGTCTGATGTTGTGTCGCATTCCTGCCGAAACAGCCCAAGAAAGAAACGAGTATTACGGGGGCCGAACCCGCGAACAGATGGTAGCTGTAGATCAGGACCTTATGAAGGAACAACATCCTTCAATGCCGATTAATCAAACTCGGCAAAGTCGTGTAACCTTCGGTGGATCAAGACGAGACACCGAATAATTTAGAGGATTGCTACTATGGCAAACACTAACGGTGCATTCGGGCTTCGCCCGATTGGCGTAGTCGGTCAGGCTGCGAACACCACTGGTGCGACCGAGTATCGTATCGCCTCTGGAAACACTAACGCGATCTATCAAGGTTCTCCTGTTATCCCGCTTTCAACTGGCTTTATTGACATTGTTGGCGCGGCTGCTGGAGGCACTGTGGGTCTTTTAGGTGTGTTCTGGGGATGCGAATACGTTTCGTCCACTACTGGTGAAACTATTTTTTCCAATAACTGGCCTGGTTCTGGCGCGGATTCTAATCATCCTGTCAAAGCCTTCGTGTATGACAACCCAATGCAAACATTTGTTATATGTTCAGACGCTTCACTTACTAGCGAAGCAACTGCGCGTGGTCATGTGTTCGCAAACGCAAACTTTGCAACGGCTACTTCTGGTTCTTCTACCACAGGTATCTCATCTGCTAAGTTGGGTGTTAGCACAATCGCCGCCACTGCTGCGCTGCAACTGCGTATCATCGGAATCCAAGATGATCCAGAAAACAGCGATTTCACAGCGGCTGGTATCCCTGTAATCGTTCGATTGAATAACAGCTTCAACTCCGCCAATGGTGCGATTGTTGCTGGTACTCCATCGACTACTGGCGTATAAGGAGACTAACCTATGGCTATATCTCGCGCACAACTAGCGAAAGAGTTGGAACCTGGTCTCAACGCCTTGTTCGGTATGGAGTACAGTAGGTACGAAGACCAACATGCAGAGATTTACACAACAGAATCTTCTGATCGAGCATTCGAAGAGGAAGTTATGTTGAGTGGTTTCGGCGCAGCACCAACCAAGTCGGAAGGTTCTGCAATCAACTACGACGACGCAAACGAAGCGTATACTGCTCGTTATAACCACGAGACTATCGCGTTGGCATTCTCGATCACAGAAGAGGCTATCGAAGATAACCTTTATGATCGTCTAGGCTCACGTTATACTCGTGCGTTGGCTCGGTCAATGGCTCACACAAAACAAGTTAAGGCCGCTGCGGTTCTTAACAACGCATTTACTGCTGGCGCATCTGCTGGTGGTGACGGTGTTGCGCTTTGTGCGACCAACCACCCACTTACATCAGGTGGGACATTTGCCAACGAACCAACAACTGCGGCTGACTTAAACGAGACTTCTTTGGAAGACGCGTTGATCAGCGTTGCAGGGTTTGTTGACGAGCGTGGTCTTAAAGTCGCGTTGCGCGGCACCAAGTTGATCATCCCACGTCAACTGCAATTCGTTGCAGAGCGTTTGATGGTATCAAACTTGCGTGTTGGCACAGCCGACAATGACACTAACGCGCTGCGTTCAATGGGTATGTTGCCAAACGGTTACGCCGTTAACGACTTCCTAACGGACCCAGATGCGTTCTTCGTCATGACAGACGCGCCTCGTGGATTTATCCACTTCGAGCGTACGCCAATGACTACTGGCATGGAAGCAGACTTCGATACAGGTAACATGCGCTTCAAAGCGCGTGAGCGTTACTCGTTCGGTTTCTCAGACCCACGCGCAGTATTTGGTTCGCCAGGTGCATAAATCTGTGCTATAGTGTAGGGGGTACTTTCATTTACCTCCTCCCTGATAGACTGGGGCTACTTCGGTAGCCCCTTTCTTTTTATCTGAAACTTCTGTATGGTTAATTTATCCCTGACAGTTGCATTGGGCGACTGACAATAGCCAAGACAGGAGATCAACATGGCTACTTCAACTTTTTCTGGACCAATTAAGGCTGGAACAATCAAAGCAACAACTGGCACTACTGTTGGCGAAAACGTAGTCAATGTTGGTTTTGCAGTTATGGCTCAATCTGTTGTGATCGATATCACAGGAGCAAGCCACCTAAACCAAGTTTGTGCAACAGTTCCTGCAAACTCACAGATTATTGACGTTATTCTAAACGTCACAACTGCAAACGATGACACAGGAGCGGCCACAGTTTCTGTTGGTACTGCTGATGATGGTAACGCATTCATCGATGGTCAAAACGTAAAAGCAGTTGGCACAACACGCGGAACTCTGGACACAGAGGCAACTGACGTTGGCACAACCGACCTTCAGGTTCTGGCTGACTTTACAGGCGCTAATGGAGATGGAGCTGCTGGTGCGGCAACAGTAACTGTGATGTACTTGCAGAACAACAATCTTTCATAAGGAGGAAGGCCAATGGCTGATATTTCCTCAGTAAAGAAGCTAAGTGATAGCACCAGAGAGGCAGTCTTCGCTTTCCAATATCAATACGTTGATACTGGC